TTCGATTAATAATAATCGAAATGGTTTTGCTGATAGAACAGGAAGTTATCCTAAACAAGGTTCTATTAATTCGCCTTCAGTGAATGATAAAGCAAGAGGAACAACTAGAGTAAACGTTGAATTAGGCGGAGCATCTGCAGATATAGATCTAGAAATAAAAGAAGAACCAGCATCAATATATCCTAATTCTCAAGTTAAAGAAACTGCTTCTGGACACATTATAGAAACTGATGATACACCTGGTGGTGAGCGTGTTATGATTAGGCATAGAACTGGTTCAGGCGTAGAAATGAGAGCAGATGGAACTGTAGTATATGGTTCAGTGGCTAACACAATAAGAGTAACAGCTCATGACGAAAAAGTTATTGTTGATGGCGATGGTGAACTTCATTATAATGGAAATTTAAAATTAAAAGTTTCTGGAGATTTTGATTTAGAAGTCGGAGGAGATTTTAATGTAAAAGTAGAAGGCGATGTTGATCAAACAATAAAAAGAGGTTATAAACAAGATATTGGTGGAAGTAAAGAAGTTCAAATAATTGAAAGTAAATCAGAAACAATAGGGATAGATGCAACAACATTTATACATGGAAATAATACAAGTATTATAAAAAAATCAAATGGATTATTTGTAGGAGAAGATCAAGCACAAAATATTGGTGGTACACTAGTTATGACAGCTGAAAAAGAAATTACACTCTCATCAAAAAGTGTGAATATTGCTGCATCATCTTTAGCAATGCTAGGTGATAGTGGAACTATTGGAGGTACTGATATGGTATATTATGGAAAAACTGCGCACATTCCAAGAATTAATTCAACTTCAATCCATGCTACAACATTTCACGGAGATTTAAATGGTGTAGCTGAAAAAGCAAATGAAGCAAATAAAGCTGGAACTGCAGTTCCAGGACCTGCTGGCACGGGCGGAACACCAACAGTTACAACTGCAACAAATAAAGTTACAGCAGAGCCAACAACTTCTTTATTAAACGACGCGTTAGAAAACTCTTCAATAGGAATAAAAAGAGTAGATATCGATACATCAAAAGGTTTATTTAACAGGTTAAATAGATTAGATCATTATGGTGGAGTATCAAAAACAGATTTAACTACACGTCAAGTAAGATCAAAGTTAAGAGATCCAAATAATATTAATAACGAAACTTTTACAGGAGCTTGTATTGCTGAAGGCATATTATCACCATTTTTTTCTCGAGAAGCAATACTAACAGTTGACAGAATAGTTTCAAATGAAAAAAGTCTTAGAATTCCAAGTACAATTATGGGAAATCCAGCTAATCCTATGGAAAGATTTATAGGTACTCCTAATAGCGTAAATAAAACTGATGCTTTACCAGATGCTAAATTTAATCCAGTGTTTCAAGAAGGATCTATATCAAGTAGAACACGATTGGCCGAAGGAATTACCATGGCTACATTTTTAGGTGGAGTAGGCGATCCTGTAACTTTAACTCATATTCTTGATGATGGCGAAAGACTAAACCTAGCTAAACAATATACATTGCACACACGTATTTTAAAAGCGGTAAACTCTCATAAAGCTGTTCGTGAATTTAAAGATTTTAGACTGCAAGTAGTAGAAGGTCTATATAGACCTGAAATAGGTGAAGACTTAGATGTTAGTGATGGAATTAATTATTTAATGTCTAGAGGTAGAGCCGTTGTTTATGAATTAATAAATGAAAAAGGTGAAATAGCTATAGAAAAAACATTTGATTTGGCTGTATATTTTAAAGATAATATACAATTTGAAAAAATGATATTAGATTATGATAATTATAATCCAGATGATTCGTTAAATGCTCAAATTATTATAATAATGCCAGAAATAACACCGCCATGGGAAGTAATTTACACTAATAAAATTGAAACTAGATATAATAACTTTTCTCAAGTAACTAATGAGTTAATGGAAGCATTACCTACTACATAATTGTATAAATAGAACAAAAGGAAATAATATGCCAATTAGAGCTTTTGCAGTAGAAGATGGAAACATAGGAAGTAAAACTATTCTTACTTCTCAAACAAGGTCATCTTTAGATATTGATTTGTCTTTTACTAAAAAAGCGTCAGGTGATATATTTAAGAAACAACATGCTGCAGCTGTAAAACAAGCAGTAAGAAATTTATTACTTACTAATTTTAGTGAAAAGCCATTTCAACCTAGATTTGGTGGAAATCTAAATTCATTATTATTTGCTTTAAATACTGATATTGATGATGAAGATTTAGAAGAACAAATAATTCAAGCAATTGAGATATTTGAACCTAGAGCTAAAGTTCTAAATATAGCTACTAATTTAAACGAAGATTCGCACGAAATAAAAGTTTCAGTCACCTTTAAAGTAATTAATACAAATGAAACTGTTACTACTAATATAGATTTAACAAGGTTAAGATAATGGCAACAACAATTAAATCAACTCAATTAGACTTTGACACTATAAAAAGTAAATTAAAAGAATATTTAAAACAACAAGCTGAATTTCAAGATTATGATTTTGAGGCTTCTGGCTTAAGTAATATATTAGATGTTTTAGCATATAACACGCATTTTACTGGATTAAACGCTAACTTTGCGTTAAACGAATCTTTTATTAATACTGCGCAATTAAGAAGTTCAGTTGCGTCTCTAGCAGAAGGATTAGGTTATACTCCAAGGTCTTATGTTTCATCTGAAGCAAGTTTAGATTTATCACTTAGTATCACTACAACACCGCGGCCTGCAGCTATAATACTTCCAAGAAATACTCAGTTTACAACTAGCGTTGATGATGTTTCGTATACTTTTCAGACAAGAGAGTCGTTTTCTGCTAATGACAATGGAAACGGAATATATCAATTTTTAAACTCTACTAATGGAACTGGAATACCTGTATTTGAAGGAACAGAAAAAACTAAAACATTTTTTGTAGGAGATACATCTGATACTCAAATATATGTGATACCCGATGTCACATTAGATACTACTACATTAAGAATACGCGTATTTCCAACTGCAGGTTCAACACTTTTTGACACATATACTGATATTAAAAAAGCTGTTAAAATAGAAAATGACTCAACATACTATCAAATTAAAGAAGTTCCTAATGGTTATTATGAGTTAATTTTTGGTGATGGATTAACTACTGGCAAAGCGCCTAAAGCAGGTAATAAAATTGTAGTAGATTATTTATCAACACTAGGCTCAGCCGGAAATGGTGGTGTTACTTTTACGCCAAAATCAAGTATAAGAATAAACGATGTAGATTATAATATGATTGTAGTTACTACTGCAAATTCGGCAGGAGGAGCGTTTAAAGAAAATATTGAATCAATAAGGCAAAATGCTCCTATAGCATTCACGTCTCAGCGCAGACTTGTAACAGCTGAAGATTATAAAGGACAAATTCTTTCAAATTATAACGCTTATTTAGATGATGTAACGTCTTATGGAGGCCACGATAATGTTCCAGCTACATATGGAGTTGTATATCTTGGATTAAAATTTAAAGACGGAATAACAGCTAGCACACAACTATCAGTTAAAGATCAAATAAAAACAGAGTTAACTGATAATATGTCAGTTATGTCTATTACAAGTGAATACGTAGATCCGATAACAACACTTGTACAATTATCTACAAATTTTAATTTAGATCCAGATTTAACTAGTTCAACTCTTCAAGCTATGCAAAATTTAGTACAAAATGCAATTACAGAATATTTTTCTGTAAATTTAGGAAAATTTAATAAAGTATTTAGAAGATCTAATTTGTTAACTATTATCGATGCGTTAGACCCCGCAATACTTAACTCTAGAATGGATGTAAAGCTCTTACAAACCTTTGTTCCAACTAATAACATATCTTTGTCTTACACTATAACGTACCCTGTTAAATTAGCTGCGCCAGATACAACAATAGCCACACTGAAATCATCTGGATTTGTTTTTAATTCTAAATCTTGTTTTTTACAAAATGAAATAGGATCTAGCAAAATACAAGTTGTATCTTCTACTGGATCAATTGAGGTTGACAATGTTGGAACATACAGTGCAGATTTAGGCACTGTTAATTTAGTTGGGTTTAAGCCTTCATCTATAGAAGGTTCTTTTATAAGTATATCTATAACACCAGCTAATCAGAATACAATTAGGCCTTTACGTAATTACGTATTAGAATTAGATCAATCTGTATCAACTTCTAGAGCATTACTTGATTTTCAAAACACTAAGGTATCTATTTAATGTCAGTTCATTATCATAGTAAAAGAAGATTTAAGAATTTACAAGTTAGAAAAGTTCGTGAAGCGCTTCCTGAATATTATACTTCAGACTATCCTAAGTTAGTTTCATTTTTAGAAAAATATTATGATTTTATAGATTCTGACAATGGAACGCACGCATTTGGCGATAACATTAGACAGCTATTCGGCACCAAAGATATACATGAAACTCCTGAGAATTTACTTAATAACTTAGTAGGTGAGGTTGCTGGAGGATTAGAAACTGGTGACAATTTTACAGATACTAGATATGCTTTAACTCGATTAGCTGAACTATCTAGAAATAAAGGAACTAAGTTTAATTTTCAAGAATTTTTTAGATTATTTTTTCAACAAGTTGCTGAAGTAGAATATGGAAAAGAATCAATATTTAATATCGGTGATTCAAAGAGTCAAATAGGTGTTGACTCTTTAAAGTATATACAAAACAATGAATTGTTTCAAACGTTTGGATTATTAGTAAAAACTGGTATTGATACTTCGCAATGGGAAGAATTATATAAAAAGTTTGTTCATCCTGCAGGATTCTATTATAAAGGTGAAGTTGTATCTGACACAGTAGCATCATTAAATATAACTGCACCTATATCTTTAGTAGATTCTTCTCCTGGTCCAACACTGGTATCTGAAGCTATTGCAACATTTTCTACGCCATTCCTACAAGCAACAGTGTTAATAGATTCAAGTGGAACAGATGTAAGAACTGCTCTTAATGAGTTAGTAAGCGATTACCAAGGGTTTACTTTACAACAATTAGATACAACCTACCATTCAGTCAAACAAGTTATAACACCAAATTCATTTACTTTTGATGACAGTAGTATTAGAGATAGTGATGAAAACGCAACTCCAGACTTTTCAATAACACTAGAAACTATGGATAATCAAATATTTACAAGACGTACAAGTGACTCGTCTTTCTAGTATAAATAACACTATAATTAGGAATAAAAAATGACAAGAGAAAATATTAGCACAGGATCTTCAGCAAATGACGGAACAGGCGATACGCTTCGTAGTGCTGGTACAAAAATTAATGCAAATTTTACAGAATTATATACTCTTCTTGGTGGTAATGCTAACACGTTAAGCACTCAAGTTACATTAGGTACTGATGGTGTAATATTTGAAGGTAGTACACCTGATGGTAATGAAACATCTCTAAAAGTAACTGATCCTACTGCAGATAGAACAGTTACATTACCAAATGCAACAGGTACAGTATCTTTAATAGATAATACTGAAACACTTACTAATAAAACACTTACAACACCAGTTATAGCATCTATAACAAATAGTGGAACTCTAACAGTTCCTACTGGTGGCGGAATAATAGCAACAAAAGCTGGAACAGAAACTTTTACTAATAAAACACTAACATCACCTATAATAAATACTGGTAAATTTGGAACATCGTTAAATGACACTAACGGAAATGAAGTTATTAAATTTACTGCCACATCGAGTGCGGTAAATGAATTAACAATTGCAAATGGTGCTTCTACGACTGGTCCTACATTGTCTGCAACTGGTGGTGGAGCAAATTTAGATGTTATACTTGCAGGTAAAGGAACAGGTGCAGTTAGCATAGCTAAAGCAGCTTTTGCAGCAGTTACTATGACAGGAGATGGCGCGGTATCAGCTACAGCAACATATATCATAGGAAATAAAGGAAGCACTTTAGTTGCAACTATGGCTGATGGAACAGTAGTAGGTGAATATAAAATATTTACAAATAAAGGAGCTGGACCGCTTCAAGTAACTCCAACAAACTTTTCACAAGGCGCAAAATTTACACTTGCACAACATGATGGATGTACTTGTATATGGGATGGAACAAACTGGTCTCTTGTAGGCAATCAAGGTGAAGTAACAGTAGCATAAAGGAATAGAATATGTCAGCAATAATAACTCGCCCATTTAAAAAGCAGTTAGCACAAACTGTATTTAATGAAGTGGTTAATACTACTAATAGGTATTATATTGGAATAGGAAGATCTGAGCAATGGGATTCAGCTGAAACAGTACCAACACCAATAATTAATGATGGAACTATTAGAAGTGTAAGAAATAGTTTACAATCAATAAAATCTGCTACAGACATATCATATGTTGTACCAAGATATAATTGGTCATCTGGATCTTTATACCAAGGATATGATGATACTTTTACTGGCATACCTGATATTAATCCTTATGCGGTATTAACCGAAGATAATCAAGTTTACATGTGTCTTCAACAAGCTAAAAATTCTAACGGAGTAGCAACAACATCTACTATTAAACCTGATGGAGTGTCCACTAAACCATTTAAAACATCCGATGGATACGTGTGGAAATTTTTATATACATTAACTGCAAGTCGAGCAAGTGCATTTTTATCAGCAAATTTTTTACCATGTGAAAAGGTACTAGACTCTTCAGACCACAATAATTTGGTTGATCCAAGCGCAGCATTACCGCCTTTAACTATTCAGCAAGCACTTGTACAAGATTCAGCAGTTCCTGGTCAAATTATAGGAATTGCACTAACATCTGGAGGTTCTGGGTTTACATCTACACCTAACGTAGTAATCACTGGTGATGGTGTTAGAGCAGCAGCAACTGCAACAGTAGTAAATCAAGTAATAACAAAGATTGAACTTGATTCAAGTACAGATAGTGCTATAGCTATGGGGCAAGGTTATAATTTTGCTAGTATTTCATTTACAAATGCTGGTGGCGGCACTGGAGCTTCTGCCAGAGCAATAATAGGACCAAGCAATGGTTTAGGTGCAGATTCAAGAGATGATTTATTTTCAAGTTCATTAATGTTTAATACAAAACCTAATGGTATAGAAGATAGCAATTTTATAGTAGGTCAAAGTTTTAGACAAGTTGCTTTAATAAAAGATCCTAACCACACTTCTGACAGTGCTGCAGATGGACCACCCTTTGCAACATCTAGTGGTAAGGTTTTAAGATCTCTAAAGTTAAATGCAACTGCTAACGCAAATCTTTTAAATACTACTATAGTAGGACAAGCCTCAGGCGCAAAAGCGTTTGTTGATGAGGTAGATGCAGATAGAATATATTTTCATCAGACTACAGCTACTGGATTTGGAAC